GCTGATTGGAGTAGTGAAAAGCTTCGTCGTTCATACTTACCAGGTAGTTCCGCTGCCTTGAACAGACCCGCTAGGATGAGCCACCCCCGGAGTATCGAGTAGAGCGGGATTGGGGATAGCCGTCAAGACCACTCCAGAGATAGATCGAGCGCCACCGGCACTGAAGTTACTGTAAGAAGACCCGGATCGATCATCGATGTTAAGGCGCAGCTGTACCTGGTTAACACCGACCAGGCGTGAGTTCAGAGTGATGTCCAGATAGCCGGAACTTGAAGTTGTACCACCACCGACCCCGAGAGGCACTCGGTGAAAGAAGACCTTCTTATAAGAAGTCGTCAACCCGTAGTAGCCAAGGTTTCCACTCCCAGTCAGGTCACCATCTCCGTCAACAAACTCCAGGCGGAGCGCCCCCGTAGTAAACGTTCGAGCTGCACCTAGACAGATATTCTGCAGCTGCGAAAAGACTGCTTCTTGAATTGCCTGAACGTAGTTATCTGCTGTGATATCAACTCGGAAGCCTAGCCAACCGCCTGCATTGAAGAATGCCCGGCGATGGGTTTCAGATCCGAACGTAAAGTTCACCTCGAGACTAAGGTTTGCCCAGGTCGACGTACGAGTCTGAGTCGTGACGGTCTGAGTAACTGTGTTCGTGAACGGCACTCGCAGGTTAGAAGATTTGATAGCATCAGCAAGCTGTAAAATGCGAGTAAACTCTCCAAGACGGACCAGCAGACCCGTGTTCCAGTTGGAGTCCGAGGTTGAAGGTAGGTCCTCCGGGATACCCAGGAGCTGGGCAGTCTTCTTTAGACGGCCGAGCAAGGTTGACCAGTTCGCAGGAGTCGGAATAGAAGAAGTGTTGGCAACTGTAGGTACGAGGGTCTGACCTGCACCTCCAGCCGTGGAGGCTGTAGACCCATAAGGAGCACCGAGCCAGGAATTAAGCTTACCTACGATGCCGTTGTACTCAAAGCCAGTGACTTGCGGGTTGGCCAGACCGGGTACTTGAAATTTGTATAGTTGAAATACAGAGCCGCCTGCATCGGTGTAAGGCAGATCACCGGTAAGAGTGGCCACACCTCCAGTTATGGACTGGATCCCGGCGATGTTACCCTGAGAGTCTTGAACGAGATAGGTATTAGCGGCCGACGTTGAGAGGCTCGAAAAAGCCGAGGAGTTTAATCGGTTCGGAGCAGAAGAGGCTGTAGTGACAAACGAATCGATTTGATCGTACTTCGCAATCCCCCATCGAACGTTAGACACTTTCCAAACCAGGATCGTCTCACCACCTGGAGTAAACTGGTCAACCAAAGCAACGTTGAAGCTGTCGAACCCCGTAGACGGAGTACCAAGAGCACGGAAGTCTTCATAGCCAGGCAAGGCGTTCTGGTTGCCTGTTTCAATGTTGAAGAGGGCCGGAGCCTCTGCCAGGTTGAGAAGGGCATTGATACGCCAGCGGTTTGGCTGGCCGGAGGAAACTGAGGAAAGTTTCAACTGCGGCTTACCATACGACATGCGAGCGTATAGGACGTCGTTCTCCAGAAAGATGCCGACGTTACCGAACTCAAAGGGTCCAACGTTGGCAGGCATTTCGAGTTCAATTACGCAGGAGTTCTTACGCCAGTATACCCGGCTTGGGGCGGCTTCATACAAGACATCTCCGAGCACGTCAGTATCAAACCGAGACGCAGGGGTGCTGAAATCACTGCCTACTTTGAATTTGACGATGTGGATTGAAGGGCCAGCTGGAGAAGCCTGCGCGGCAGCCGAACGGCCTTGGTTAGTTGTAACGAACGTGGTCATTGAGATCACTCCAACGGGTTATCAGATGCAAAGGTAGCTTCTACCAGAGAGGAGGCTCCGAGAGCAACGACTTGGCTGCCGTTGACCTCGAAATCTTTAAGGTCGATATCGGTCTCTACAGAAGTGACGACTGGGATAGATGAGTCTACTGATACGGCATGGACAACTAAGGTGTAAGGCCCAAGCTCGTAAACCAGATTGAGCAAGTTCTCCAGAGAAACCTGAGTCAGAACAGACGGGTCGTAAGAGATTCGCACGTGAGAGGTTGGATACCAGTCTCCACCTAGAGTCACTTCTCGGAAGTCGCTGACAGGCACCTCATCTATCGAAAAGAAGTTCCGATAGTCTTTGGTCCATAACTGCTCAATAGAAATTGTAGAGTTGAACACATAGGACAGAAACTTGTCCAGTCTAGGTGTACCCTTAGAGTACCAGTACGAGGCGATAAGCCGGTTCAAGCGTTGGTACTGAGCCGTGGTCATCGAGTCCGGATTCTCAAGAGTGAACCCCCGCAGATTTGCCTGCAGGACAAGCGTAGGCTTGTCAAATGTGTCCAGTGATGACTCATCGCTGAGCTGAAACTGTTGAAAGGCGGCCTTGGATTCTTCCGACAAGATGGTCGTCTCTCGGAGGTGCCGAAGCCCCGTAGACGGTTGGTCTACGGTCGTTCGAAAAGCGTCATCGACTTTGTCAAGCAGGGATATCCACGTCGGAGAGTACAGGAAGTCTGGTAGAAGATTGCGCCGCATGTTATTTCCCACCCATACGACGTGAGGTGTAGAACGTCCTCACGTTGAGGTTACCTAACGAAGGATAGAGCGTTGGGGCAGTGTTGAACGACGGAGCTTCTGCTCCTAGAGTAGCGGTTCCGTCATCCTCAAACTCCAGAGGGCTGCCAGCTGAGACTGAAGTCAGTAGACCAGACCTCGTCTCGCTATCTACATAGAGTTGGTAGCTGACCGCACCAGGGACAGGTTCCCACTCGATGTGGTTAGAGGCGTTGTCTGGGTGATTAACCTCGACCCAGTTTTTCACAGTTACGCTTCCATCCGCGTAGGTGACCGCGAGACCATAGAGAGATCGGGCCTCTTCCAGCACCCCGGTTAGGGTGGTAGTCACCGTAGGAGCCGATGCGGGCTCTCGCTTGATTCGGACTACTTCCTGGCTTGGGTTGATGAGCTCGAAATAATCGATGGCCGTGCTCGAAGACTTGATGACATCTGTCAAGTCCGACCGGAAAACATCCAGATCGATGATACCCCGCCTTGGTGTGAAGAACGCACGCAAGGCGTCTTCGGCGGCAGCCTTGGAATCTTCCAAGCTGACGTAGTTGTAGTAGTAGATATTGACTTCGACGTCAATGGACTGGGGCACCGCTTGAGCTAAAACGACACGAGAGTTCTCGAGGAACTTACTCTGAAGGTATTCAAGGAAAGCCAGTTCTTTGGTGGCGTTCCAAGTAGCGTCTGCCAGGATGACTACTCGAATAAGATTAAACCACTTCAGAGCGAGCGGGTTCACCTCGCGCTGCGAGAAAGTTTTAGCATCCAGGATTCCGGGATAGTTCACAACCAAGGAACGTTTCTGGCGGCCAGTTACCGCAGAATCGAAGGTTCCGAAGACTGGAGCTTGCATCACTTTCAGCAACTGAGCTCCTGGTTCGTTGTTACCTCCGCTTGGATTACTGGTAAATTGCCCAGAGATCTCGCTTGCGAAGTCTGTAGTTACCAAGTTGTCTAGAGTCGTTACCGAATTACCTGCTGCTCCAAGCGTAACGGCGTAGGTGATCTCAACGGTATCGGTGGTGAGAGGAGAAACTCCAAAGGTGGAAGACCCAAAGTTGATCAGGAGCCTTCCGTCCGGCAAGGTTCGATCCTGCCATACGGACTCCCCTTCATGGTTCCAGAGCCCTGAGGTGGTGCGAGGCACTACTGCTCCATTGATTCTGACTTCTACGTCCAAGTCGGACACCGAGAACGATGTATCAGGAGGGCTGTAGAGTTGGAAGTCCGTGCCAAGGCCAGAAGTGACAAACCGGATTACCTGTCCTTGGTAGAGAGGCACTTCCCGTGGTTGACCTGGAGTAAGGGTAAATGGTTCTCGGTTGAAGAAATACGTACCCGACGACTGAAACTGCGTGTAAGCGGGCACTAGGACGCTCTCAGTCGAGGTTAGCATTGCCGGCGCAGTTGCAGGGATCTTCCTAGGCACTCTAATACCCAGGAAGTCTTGGCACGCGTAGATAGCCCGGTCGGAGACGGCCGTCTCCGGGAAGGCGTCTTGAATGGCGCGGAGAATCTTGTGTTGGCTAAGTGTGCCAATACTAGCCAGGATGTCCAGCAGCGTATTAACGACTGGAGACTTCTCGCTACCTGCCCAGATGGGATCTTGACGCAACGCAGTTTCTACTTGAGCGCGAATGCCGTCAAAGTCAGGTGTGATGGAGGAGAGGTTGTAAAGCGTGGGCATTTGTCTAGCCTCGTTTCTTTAGGTCAGATTAAAGGAGAAGACGTCCTCCTCCCCGGTGCTGATCACGCGATAAGAGAGGGTTACTAGGTAGCCCGAGATAGACGTAACAGGAACCACTACGCAGTCTCCGTAGTTCAGCTGAACTCGAGGCTCAAACTTTTCGATCGTGGAGAACAGCGCAGCGCGCAACTGAGCCGCAGTTGTCTCAGAGATTGGTTCTTGAAAAATCTCGAAGGCACCGTTCCCATAAAATTGGTTGAAGGTTTTTGAACGCACCCCAACGTGAGAGCTGATAAGAACGACCAGACTGGTCTGGATAGCCTTATAGCCAGTAACGGTCAAGTCTCTAGACCCGAGACCAAACTTTGGGTTTAAGTCCATGACCTGCTGAAGGAAGTCTGACATGAAGATCTCCGTTACTGAGGATTGTTGGAGGTGACCGTAGAGGAGCCAGTGTCCACGCCAGGGACTGGATGTCGATGGGTACTACCAACGTTGACCCCATTGTTGCGCAGGGACCCTTCGGCACCGATCTGAGGCGCTTGAAGAGAGATCGAGGAGCCTGCAGAGAGCGCGATAGAGTTGCTGGCGTTAAGAGAGATGTTTGTGGCGGACGCCTGGATGTTCTCTTCGGCGGTTAGAACAACGGACTTAACACACTGCACTGTTACCTGACCGGACGTGTCGATCGAGATAGTCGTCCCCGAAGAATGTCGCAGAAAGATACGAGATACGCCTGCCGAGGTATCTATGTAGAATAGGTTTCGAGCTGGATCTCGCCACCCTCGCCGATGAGGATAGTTTGTATAAAGCTCAGGGTCTTTTAGTACGGCCTCAGTTTGCACGTAACCCTCGAGGACACCATAGGCCGGATCTCCGTTTTGAAGTTGGAGTCGAACAGGTGTACCTACTTCGGGGACGTTCACGGAGGTGCAAGACCCGTTCATCCCAAAGGCACTAGAAGGGGAAGGTAGGATCCAGGGGATCTGAGCAACCGGTCCTTCAAAAAGCCCAGGGACCAGCACCTTGACCCGTTGACGACGTTCGGGATCGTTGTTGTCTATAAC